GGGGGGGGCGGCGCGCGGCGCGCGTCGCCTGCCACCAACCGCGACGCACATTACGGTTTTTCTGCATGTCGTTCCACACTACGCCGCAGTTCGGGCAGGTGTAATGTGCCGTTTCCGGCAGCTTTTTGCCGAAAACAGGATGATTGCCGTTTGGGTCTTCGTCGCAGGAAAGGTAATCGAAGCTCAACACATGGGCTTCGCCGCATTCGTGGCACGGCACCATACCGACGCGCTTGTCCGACAACTCCATTTCGGCGGCGATTGTCGAGACGCCCGCAATAGTCGGCGTACCGCCTAATACGATTTTCGGTCGGCGGTAGGTTTTGGTGCGCTCCTTCGCCAGCTTGATACTGTCGCCCTGACCGCGCAGGTTCAGGTTGCAGTCGTCCGGCTCTTCCACGCACACAATCGGCACCGGCGACGATTTCACACTGGCGGGGCTGTTACTGCCCACCAGCTTCAGAAAACCACCGGGGAATTTTTTGAACAACTGCCGCTGCCCTTGCGCGCGGATACGGGTATCGACTTTCTCACGCAGGGCGGGCGTCGCTTCGACCATCGGAACGAATTTTTCGTCCATGTACTCTTTAGCCGCCCCCTCTTTCGGGAACAGAACCAGTATCGGACTGGGTTCGGCATCGATGGATTTGCCCAAAAAGTTACCCAGCACACCCGAAGTCCACGCCACTTGCGCCGATTTCTGGCAAACAACCACTTGCACGGACGGGTCGTCCAGCGCATCAAGCGGGCTGTTTTCCCATGCCAAATACGGCGTTACGTCCAAAACGTATTTGCCCGGTCGGGCGGCCTCTATGCTGGAAAGATAGCGGTACTTGTTCGCCCAGTCGCGGGTTTTGATCTTGCGCGGCGGTGCCCATTTCTGGCACGCCTGCCGCAACACCCGCGCCACTGTTTCAGCCATCCGCGCCTGCATGGTTGCGGCTGTCATCTCCATCGTTTTCTGCTCCGTAATTCGATAATTTTTCCAGCGCCCTGTTGATGTACGCCGCAATGGTGTCAGGGTCTATTTCCACGCCCGACGTCGCCGTCAGTTCAGCCGCCAACTGCTCGGGCATTGTTAAAAATTCCGTCCGTGCCGCTAAAACATGGTCGCCCCATGCGCGCTCAAACATCGCGGCCGGCGCAAGCTGTCCTAATTTTTCGTCCCGCTCCAATTCAGCCAATTCAGCCTTCACCCTTCACCCTGTCCAGCCGGTCGCGCGGCTTTTCCTTGTTCAGCCGTTCCAGTTCCCGCTGAAACATCCAGCGGATAACGGCAACGGTATCGTATTCATTCGCAAGCCCGTTTTTATCTGCATAGGCCGCCACCGGCAGACCTTCTTTCTGCCAGTTGGTCAAAGCCTGTTCCGTAACACCGACAATATCGGCAAGCTGTCTTTTATTCACTTTCATGTCAGTTCCTCATTAACCCAGCAAGCAACCCATACAAACCTGTCGCTTAACAGAAATCGCGGCTCGAATTACCCGCGTGGCTGAAAGTCCAGGAAGTACCTTATCGGGCTGTGGCTAATGCTTTTTCGAGTTCTTCAGCAAAGACTGCCTGCTGATTACTGACGACAGCTTGTTCAGCAACCTCAAAATACCGGAGACGTTTTTCATACTGTGCCGCTGACACATACACAACCAATGCTTTTACTTTTCTCTTTTGTCGTTTGTAAATTCCCGCAGGCAGCTTGCCGCGTCGTTTAAGCAGGGCGAAATGCGTACCGTCGTTCAATCCGCGCACCATTGCCCGAAACGCAGCCAGCGTGATATTGCCGAAACGGTCAAGCCTTACCGCATCTGACGGCACAATCCGATACCCCGCGGGCATCAATCCACGCGCAACCAGAAACGCCTCAATACCTTTCGCCCGACGGCTTCCACCATAAATTTGCGCCGTCAGATATTTGCCCGCGCTTCTATCCTTTGCACCGTCCTTGAAATCGACCACGGCGGTCAATTCCTCCTTGGTTGCATACTGTCTGACAAACAGACTGTTCAACGTCCACGGCTTCGGGTTGAAGAACGAATCCCTCATTTCATCTTGCAGATTGCCGATTGCCTGTGCAGCAAGTTTGTTCACCGCATTTTTAGCGGCAAACGGGACTTGTCGGCGTTGGACATCATCCAAGCGTGCGACCATTTTGCTGACATCGACACTAATTGCCGGCATGACATCTCCAAAAAGAAAGGTCGTCTGAAATTCAGACGACCTTTAATAACAGATAAGGATTCAACGTTTCAACACACAGGACGACACATAAAGCGTCGCCCTATGAAAAAAAACGCGGCATCGCACCTGAACGCACGAAACCGCAGTTTTCCATAATTTAAACATTTCACTGCACGAAGCGCAAGCAGTTTTTAACAACCGTTTAACATTCGGCCCGCTTCACTGCCACTTAAAGCCACACACAGCAAGGCTTTAGCGTCTTTCAAATATTTGTAGAACAAGCGGACGCAGCAGCCGCACTTCTCTGCCATCGCCTTTTCGACGCTGACCTTCTTGTACTCGTCGCCGATACCGCCTGAATAGCGCAACAGCAACACCTCCCGATGGAACGCAGGCAATTCCTTCATCACCACCCTGTCCACCGCAGAAAACACCGAATCCGCGTCCACCCCATAAGGCAGCAACGGACGCGTTCCGCCCGTATTCGCATCGCCTGCCATTGCACGGTTTGCCGCACTGGATGCATAACCCAGTCCGTTATCATCCCGAACCGAACGCCAAAAGCCCCAACGGGCAAGCAAATCATCAATAGTCATTTATCAGTCGATTTCTTCGCGCACCGACCATCCCTAGCCCCGTCGGAGTCCGCAGGGCTTTAATTTTTAAGCGCATATTATAACAAAAATGCCGTCTGAAACCCATCAGACGGCATAATCGGACAGCAAAAATCAGCAGCAGGACAGCTCCATCACCGTATTTTTCAGGCGCGCCAATTCAAGCATCGCGCATTTGAAATCCTCGTCCGTCAAATTTTGGTTTTCATTGGAGAACATAAAGTTTTCGTAGGCGTCGCTGACTACCCTGGACAGGTTGATGATTTCGTTTGCCGCCGCGCATTCCGCCAGCCCGATTGCCGATTTATCTCCGTCGTATGTCAGCAGGCGGGCGATAGCGGATTTGTGGCTTTCCGCAATCTCGCGTTTTCTGCATTGGGCATCGCTTGAATCGGCAGGCTTCTTAGGAGCAGCAGACTGATTTTCTTCCGGCGCGGGCAGCGCATCGCAGTTCAAATCATATCGCGCCTCATCAACCAGGCGGCGCACTTCAGGGCTGCGGTCGATAACCATTTTCGGAATATCCTCAATGATACGGCGGATGACCAGCGACATTTTCCAGAAGTTCAGACTGATGACCCGTTTGCCCGTTTTCCCATGGCTGTAATCGCGGAACGTATCCGGGTGCATCACACCGTTATCATGCAGCGCAGACTCGATGGTGAAAAAGATTTTCTGCATCTCATGGCGCGCATCCTCCTCTTTGATGCGGAACGGATCGGGAATCGCGGGGACGGTAAGCTGTTCGCGCGGGCGGTTGAAATGGTCGTTCAATACGCGGAAGCATTCGCGTTGGTAAGTGAGCAGCCGTTCGCGGATTTCCGGTTTTACACGCTGAGCATCAACACCGAAAAGCCAGCCGTTGAGGTAGTCTAGTGGCAGACAGAGCATTTCACGCTTTTTGCCGTCTTCTGCAACTATGGTCATCATGACCATAGTTGAATTTAAAATTTCGTTGCGTTGGATTTTTTTATGTTGTGAAACCCAATCCAAGCCGATATTTTCAACTATCGGTTTCATGGCAACGTAGTGTTGGTTGTTTTGGGAAAAAACGGCTACGGTTTGGCCGTGAAAAGAGATGTTTTGAACTTGGTTCATGATGAAAGTTTCCTTTGCTATACATTCGAAGTTGCCCGAAACGGGCGGTCGGGAGGTTCGAAAACCCTAGCAAATGGGCCGTGCTTATTCCCCGCTGAAAGCGGGTCTTGTATTCGCAGCCCTCCCGACCATAGGAAACTCCGGTGGTATCAAAACAAACAACAAAGGAAACCAAAGAATCGTATGGACGTAAAAAATTCACGCTGACGGGGTGAATGCCGTTTGCTAAGAGGTTTTCGACGCCTCGTGAAACTAAATGTAAACAGAAAGAAAATGCTTGTCAAGGGAAATATAATTTGGCATGATGAAATTCGATTAAATCACGCAAGGAAATGTAAAGATGAAACGCTTTGCAGCTTTGGTAGTTGGTTGTTTGGTATCTGCTGCTACGGTTGCGCAACCATTGGTGGACGGTATCGGGTTTCTGAAGATTGGTGATTCCGAGCAGTACGTCAAACAAATGATTGCCAAGAAACAGGGTAAGAAACCGAGGCTTTTGAAAGGAGATGACCTTTATCCGTCGTCTTACAGATGGGTGTATGAAGATTTGGCTTTGACCGAAGATTTTACCGCTCCAGAAATATTGATGAAGTTTCATCAAGGCAGGTTGTACTACATAGCAGTACATTATACGCTTGATGCGTATGACCTTAGAGATGTGGGCAGTGTTAAAAGGGCTATTGAAGATAGGAATGAGGTTTTCAATATTGCTAAGGCTTTGACGGATAAGTACGGTACTGAATCTGTCGAGGAAGAAGCGATAAACAGCTCAAGTTGCATTCATGTAAAAGAGGCGGAGAGATTTATCATTTTATTACCCTCCATAGAGGGCGTGAATGCGGGCATATTCGAAAACTTTTTAGATGATTTGTCAGGAAATCCGTTAAGTGGGAGAAATCTATATTTGTATGATCGAAGAAGATGCCCTGACAATGCAATATCTATTATGGTTTTTGACAAAAATGTATCTGATGAAGTGGAGAAAATAGAGAATAGGCTTCAGGACGAGAAAAAGGAAAAAGAAGAGGCCGAAAAGCGGGCGATTGAGGAGGAGGAGCGTTTGCAGTGGGAAGAAAGTATTAAGAAAATTTAAGGTTAAACAGGCCGTCTGAACATACAGACGGCCTTTGTTTTGCCCGCTATATAAGCATATTTTAACAAAAATGTTTAAAAAAAGACTTGCTATTTAAACATTTTTGTTTATAATAACACCTATCCGAACAACAGGAGCAGGCAATGAGATGAAGCAGAGCGAATTTTTAAAATGGCTGATGGCACAAGGCGTTGAAACCAAAGACGGCACGCGGCACATCAAGCTGTATTACAAGGGCAAGCAGTCGCATCTGCCCCGCCACCCGTCCAAAGAGCTGAAAACGGGCTTGGTCGAAGGAATCAAAAAACAGCTCGGTTTAAAATAAGGGCAAGCCCGCAAGGGCTTGCAGAAAGGTTGAGAGATGTACTATCCCGCAAAATTTACCCCCGCCGAGGAAGGCGGCTATGTCGTTACCTTCCGCGATATTCCCGAAGCCATTACACAGGGCGACGACATGACCGAAGCGGTCGAAATGGCGGAAGACGTGTTGCAGTCCGCAATGGATTTCTACTTTGAAGACCAACGCCCCGCGCCCTTGCCGTCCGCCCCCGAAGAAGGCGAACGCTTGGTCGCGCTGCCCTTGTCGGTTTATTCGAAAGTATTGCTGCTCAATGAAATGCTGGCGCAGGACGTAAGCAAATCGGAACTGGCAAGGCGTCTGGAAACCACGCCGCAAGAGGTTCAGCGGATTACCGGCTTGCACCACGCCACCAAAATCGATACGGTCGTCCGCGCTTTGGCGCAACTGGGCAAACATCTGGAAATCCGCCTTGCTTGAAAAGCCGTTGAAGAAACGCCGTCTGGAAGTTCAGACGGCTTTTTTATCGGCAATGAAGAAGAAAAATTTAAAAAAACCTTAAAAATCAAGATTTAGACAGGGCTGGACGGGGTAGGACAACTTTTAAAACACCTTTTTTCCCTTTAAAATCATCGTTTAGACCGTTTGGACATACTTTTTTATAAAAATCCGCGTATAAGAAAAAAAAAAATAAAAACAAAATATGACAAGGTGTATAAAAAAGAAAAAATAAAAGCGCCAAAAAAAAAATATATATTCGCCCGCATGGGGGAAATAA